AAAGAGTAGACAAAACAACAGGAGAGCTTATTGGTTCTAAAATGCGTGAGAAACAGACAAGAGAGAAGGACCTCTGGGAATCCATTTTTAAAGATACAGACTTTAAAGAGTTTGTAAAGAAATCATACAAGTTAGGATATGCAGATAATATTTCTGAAATAGACTTGACAATAGATGAGGAATAGTGTATAATGGGTATTAATATAACAAATGATGATTATACCTTTGTAGAAGGACATGATCAAGAGCAGTGGACTATTAGATTAAAGACAGGTGATTTTAAAGATACCTTTTATCAATATGGTAAGATTAAAATTCATGAGTCTAAGAATAAAGATCCTGTACTTAAATTCTCTTATACTATATTAGAAGCTGATGGGGATATTAGTACTATCTCAGCCGATAGGAATTTCTTAGATCATATATCATCCGTACTTAAACATATACTAGAGGATAGTTTACTAAATGATACAAACGACGATACTAAAGAACTTAATACAGAATGATGAGTATACAAGACAGGTTATTCCATTTTTAAAGAATGAATATTTTGATTCTTCTCATCAATCTTTATTTAAACTTGTAACTGACTTTGTTAATAAATATAACTCATTACCCACTAAAGAAGCATTTGTTATTGAACTTGAAGATAATTCTGAAGGTATAAAAGATGTTGGGGAGTTTACTGGTATATTAGAGTCTGTATTTCAACCATTAGACACTGAAACTGATAAGAAATGGTTACTTGACACTACAGAGAAGTGGTGCCAAGATAGGGCCATTCATATTGCCATTATGGACTCCATAGGAATTATAGATGGGCAGAGTAAGGAGTTAACTAAAAATGCAATCCCTGACATACTATCTGATGCTCTTGCCGTTTCCTTTGATAGGAATATTGGTCATGACTATATCGATGCTGCTTCTTTGCGGTATGATTTCTATAATAGAATCGAGAAGCGCGTACCGTTTGATCTCGACTATTTTAATCAAATTACTTGCGGCGGCTTACCAAATAAAACGCTTAATATATGCATGGCTGGGACTGGTGTAGGGAAATCTCTCTTTATGTGTCATGTCGCTGGTGGGGTCCTAATGCAGAATAAGAACGTTCTTTATATTACTATGGAGATGGCAGAAGAACGTATCGCTGAACGTATTGATGCTAACCTTATGAATATATCATTAAATGAGATTGAATCAATAGGTCAAAAATCCTTTATAAATAAAGTAAAGAAGATATCACAAAAGACTACTGGTAAGTTAATTGTTAAAGAATATCCTACAGCATCCGCTCATGTAGGTCATTTTAGAGCATTACTTAATGAACTCAAGTTGAAGAAGAACTTTGTACCAGATATTATCTTTATTGATTATCTTAATATATGTGCATCAAGTCGAATTAAAGGGTTAGGAGGTTCTGTTAATACCTATTCTTATATTAAATCGATAGCAGAAGAACTGAGAGGTTTAGCTGTAGAATTTGATGTACCTATTCTCTCAGCAACACAAACAACAAGATCTGGGTTCTCTAACTCTGATGTAGGTCTTGAAGACACCTCAGAGTCATTTGGACTCCCAGCAACAGCAGACATGATGTTTGCACTAATATCAACAGAAGAACTCGCCAATCTAAACCAGTTAATGGTTAAACAATTAAAGAATCGTTATGCTGATATCGGTACTAATAAACGATTTGTTATAGGTGTTGATAGGCCTAAAATGAGATTATATGATGTTGAAGCATCCGCACAAACATTAATTCAAGTAGATCAAGGAACAAGTAATAATCATATTCCTACACAAAAAACATTAGATACTGAAGGATTTAAATTTTAATTATGAATGGAGATAAAATGAAAGCAGAATATATTGATCACATGGGTGATGATATTTCAGTTGTTAACTCAGCTAGAGTATCCTTTAATAAGACATCAGAAGGTGTGGGTGTAGATGACTATGTGGATGAGAAGGATGAAAATGGATTATGTACGTTATCTGCATTTGTTCCTATCTTGAAAGAAGGTGATAAGAAACTGATTAACTTTCTAGCAAAGCATAACCATTTCACCCCATTCACGCATGCTACTGTTACTATGAGAGAAACAGTACCTATCTTTGTAGCACGACAACGTTTTAAACACGTTATAGGGTTTAGTTATAATGAGATATCTAGAAGGTATGTATCAGATGAACCTAAGTTTCATGATCCTAAGAATTGGAGATATAGACCTAAGAATGTTAAACAAGGATCTTCTGATACAGAGTTTGTTACTACCTTTAAGAATGATATGGATTATATCTGGAATTTAGAGACATCAGATTCTATTTCAGATAATTACCAAACATATCTTATTAAAGCAAAACAGTTATACACAGAGATGTTAGAATCAGGTGTATGTCCTGAGCAAGCACGTATGGTTCTTCCACAGTCTATGTTAACTGAATATTATGTAACAGGATCATTAATGGCGTGGGCAAGAGCATATAATTTAAGAAAGAGTCCTACGGCACAGTTAGAGATTCGTGCGTTAGCTAATCAATGGGATAGGGTAATGTCAAAACTATATCCTATATCATGGGAATCATTAACTTCACAGTACTTAAATAAATGAAAATAGTTCTTGACATTGTATTAAGATATTGTTATAATAAGGTATAAGAGTTAGAAAAGGAGGTAAAGATGCCAAATACATACCTAGTAATTGAAGATGTTCTTAAAAAATGGAAAGTAAAGGAAGATATTGGTCAACCAGAATACAATAGGGAAGCTGTAGAGCAACATAAAAAGGATAATGATATCTTTGAACTGTTCTACGGTTATATAGCATATAAAAATAACAAAGGACGAGTATGACTTTAGAAATAGCATTTATATTATTATTAGTAGTGGCATGTTATTTTTCATGGAAGTGGGGAGAAGAAGAAGGGGGTCTAGAAGGAATAGAGGTGGGAGTTTATTCTACACTACATAATCTAGAATCAAGTGGTGTTATAAAAGTAATAAACTATGATGATGGTGGGTCTATTATTAAAGCTATGTCATTTACAGAACTTCATGTAAGTGCCAATGGAGATACAAAAACTATTATTAACAGTAAAGAGGATTCTATATGCGAGGAAAAGAAGTAATTGCAGACTGGACATCAAAAAGATGGCATTCGTCACATAATTGGCATACTGGTACCGGTAGGTTTATTAAACGACTTTTAAACAAAAAAAGTCGCAGAGAATGTAAAAAAACACTTGACAATTACGACACAATGTAGTATACTATAGTTATGGTATTTAGTTTTATTGATAAGAAAATCACATTCGACCCTACACTAACATTACAATGGTTTGTTAGTGTTGGGGTCTATATTGTTGTTAATTTAATAGGAGCACTCTAAAATGGCGAAGTTATTTAAAGTAAATGATTGGGTAGCAGCATATGATTTTGAACCTATGCCTAATAGAACGGATGCTTATGTCGCAGGTATTATTACTGAAGTAAAAGAGTCTACATACGTTATTAAAGTGAAAAAAGACACTATGTTTCCAGAAGGATCTAGAACTGTAGTAGAGGCACCCAAACAAGATAAGATGTTATGGGATTTTGAAGATAGAATTAGAGCATGGCCGTTTAAGGTAAATACGGAAATTGATGAATTGATGAAAAGAGGTTATAATGATGAAATATAAAAATGATGTAAAGTTTTGGGTGTTAAATATGTTTGTGCCTTTTCTACTTGGGTTTGTGTTAATGGCAGCTATTATAGTTCCTAGACCTGGATGTGCATCACATCCTCATCCAGAGGTAGAGCCTACAAAGCTTAATATAAAGAAATCCTTTGTATCTCTATTATCAACAATGGAGAATGGGTTAAGAACTAATAAGATTAATGAAGAACGACTGAGGATGGACTTCGCTGATATCTTAAAGGAAGTTAGAACTCAAATTATTAAAAGTCCTTAGGGACTTTTTTTTTGACTTTCATAATAGTATAAATAACTATTAATGTATTAAATAATATGAGAACTAAAGATGCACACATTTAAACAACATATAATCGAAGCAAAGAATACTCATATGACACACATTGAAGACCTTGTTCTTGATGGTGGTGTTGAGGGAACTAGAGCGGCTATTAATGCCCTAAGAGCACTTCGTGATATGTTAGCCGGTACATCATCAGGTTCTCATTCTGTCACAGTTAAGTGGGATGGAGCTCCAGCAGTATTCGCAGGTACTGACCCCACGGATGGGGAATTTTTCGTTGCTAAGAAAGGTATCTTTAATAAGAACCCTAAGGTATACAAATCACATAATGATATTGATAATGATACATCAGGTGATCTATCTGATAAATTGAAAATAGCATATACAGAACTAAAGAAGATCGGTATTAAAGGTGTTATACAAGGTGATATCATGTTCACCAAACCTGATCTAAAAGCAGAAACCATTGATGGTGAGAAATACATTACTTTTCATCCTAATACTATTGTATATGCTATACCTAAAGAACAAGCCTCTGATGTACTAAATGCTAAGATAGGTGTTGTATGGCATACCTCTTATACAGGTGATTCCTTTGAGAATATGACAGCATCATTTGGTGTTAATATATCTTCTCTAAAGAAAGTTAAATCTGTATGGTCTAAATCCGCTAACTTACCTAATCTGACAGGTATAGCTACACTATCTAAAAAAGATACAGCTACTGTTACTCAGTTCTTATCTAATGCAGGTACTATATTCAGACAAATATCTTCATCTATATTAAAAGAAGTATCTGATAATAAAGAAATTAATATGGCTATTAACACCTTTAATAATACAAAGGTACGTCAAGCAGAAAAGATAATCGATGCTGATAGTCATGTTAAAGAATTGATGAACTGGATACAGAAACGATATCAGAAAGATATTGATAAGTTAAAAAGTGATAAGGGTAAAGAAAGAAAGACTAAGCAATTAGAAGATGTAATGAAGTTCTTTTCTTCATCTAATAAGAAAGGTTTAACTTTAATGTTTGATCTACAGAATGAGTTAGTAGCAGCTAAAGAAATGCTAATTACACAACTTTCACAGGTTCAGAATACAAAAACTTTTGTTAAGACATCAAAAGGATTTAAGGTAACAGGTGCTGAAGGTTATGTAGCTATTGACAACTTAACAGGTGGTGCTGTTAAATTAGTTGATAGGATGGAGTTTTCTACTAATAACTTCTCCGCTGATATAATCAAAGGTTGGCAAAAGTAATTTATATAAATATAATAGACTAATAAATATACAGAGGCTTAATACACATGAAATATTCATTTAACCAGGTTCAAGACCTATTAGAAAAAGCAAAGGACTATGAAACCTTTTTAGCTAAAGCAATGAAGCAGTTCAAAATTAAAGATATTGGATCTTTAGATGATAAAGAAACTACAAAGTTCTTTGATTGGATTGATAAGAATTGGAACGCAAAGAATGAAGAAGTTCAAGAAGTAGATGAGGTTTTATCTATACAGGGTCGTAGAAAGATGGGCCGTATAATGAAAAAGAATGCTAAGAAGAATGCACGTGCTAGGAAAATATCAATGTCCAGAAGAGCCTCTATGGATAAGATAAAAGATAGAGCTAAAAAAGCAGCAATTAAACAAGTTAAAGCAACATTAACACAAGGTAAAGATTTATCTACTTTATCACAAGCTGCCAAAGAAGCATTAGAGACGCGAATGAAAAAGAAGCAAGGACTGATTGATAAACTAGCTCGAAAGCTTATACCTCAAGTTAAAGCAGCTGAGAAAGAAAGATTAGCTAATAGAAATAAAAAATAAACAGACATCTAGGAATCATAATGATTAAGTCGTTTAGAGAATATATAACAGAAGTCAAGGATGATAATGCAACATTCTCGTTTGGTAGGTTTAATCCACCTACTACAGGTCATGAGAAGTTATGTAATGCTGTAGGTAGAGTATCTAAAGGAGACAAGTACTTTATATATGCCTCACAGTCATCAGATGCTAAAAAGAATCCTTTAGAATATACTACTAAGATTAAATGGATGCGTAAAATGTATCCTAAACATGCAAGAGCTATTATCCTAGATAAGAAAATAAGAAATGTATTTGATATCTGTGTGTCACTCTATGATAAAGGATATCGTAATGTCACAATGGTAGTAGGTTCTGATAGGATACAAGAGTTTGAAGCATTAATTGCTAAGTATAATGGTAAAGAAGCCCGACATGGGTTCTACGATTTTACTAAAATATCAGTAGTATCAGCAGGTGATAGAGATCCTGATGCTGAAGGTGTTGAAGGTATGTCTGCATCTAAAATGAGAGCAGCTGCAGTATCTAATAACTTTGATCAGTTTCAATTAGGTATACCTAAAGGATTTAAAGACGCACAAAAGTTATTTAATGATGTACGAAAGGGTATGGGATTATCTGAATCTAAAAAGTTTAGACGTAATATTACGTTTAAACCCGATCCAGAACGGGATGCTTATATAACAGGTTCTTTATATAATGTAGGTGATAATGTAGCAATGAAGAATGTCACAGAAGATGGCAATATAACGCTACTAGGCCCCAATTATGTTATAGTTGAGGGTAATGTTTCATCAAAAAAATACCGTAAATGGATATCAGATATAAGGATAATTTTAAATGGATAATACTAGTGCATGCCCAGACTATAGACGATTGGATAGAATAGAAGAAAAGATAGATAAAGTTGCTGACCTACTAATTTCGTTCGCTCGTACTGAAGAAAAGGTTATAGGACTTGAAGAAGATAAAAGAGAAGTAATGAAGTCTATTGATGAGATAGAAGATAGGATAGTAGCATTAGAGAAATGTGTAGGGTTGAATACAAGAACTGTTGATTCAGTACATAAATTAGTTTGGGTTATAATGACAGCTGTTATAACAGGGTTTCTTACTTACCTATTAGCGTGGCCACTATGATAACTATATTCCCCCTTTTCCGCATCACTAAGTAATATTATACACTATATTAAAGGAAATGTCAAGTACTAATTATCATGATTATAAATGAAGAGAACTTAATATTATATGCAGCTAAACATTATGAAAATTATCATTCTAATAACACAGATGATTTTTATTCAGACTTAAAACGAACAAAGTATATAAAGACTCTGTTTCGTAGATACTATGAGAATGATGATCTTCAAGAGAGATTGATATTAAATCATATTATAATATTCTGTAATGTATTTGGTGTAGAATGTGGGACTAATATACTATTCTATAAGATAGATAAAAAGTATTATCCTGTATTAAAATCGTTTCTATTATTCTTAAAGTATATAACAGAAACAACTAAAATAGAAATACCACTAGACCCATTTGTGGTTAATAAACTAAGAAAGATTTAAAGGATACTTGGATGAGCCAAACAATAGATATTATATACACATACCGATTCTTAAAGATACTTACTACTCCATGGGATGAAATGGATGCATTTAAAGAAGGTATTATAGATGAAAAGGGTAAGCAGTTAAAGAAGTTAAGAGAACTTAACACAATGGATGAGAAGGATGCTTATACCTATTTCCATCGTATGGTATTCAATCTTAAACGTTTACTTAATAAGTTACCTGGTGGTGAATCTAAAATAGCATCTTATGCATCTGCATTATTCCTTATTAAAGAAGATAAGAATATAACACCTCTTGAGGCATATGATTACTTAATAGAAGAAGTAGTTACTGCTAATTCTGTAGGATCTGGTAATATTGATTTCACACCAGCTAAAAAGAAGAAGAAAGTTCAGAAACGTGACACTTATAAAGAGTTCTCTGTGCCATCTGAAGTATTTCGTAAGTTTGATACAGGACGTAATAAGTTCGAGCGTTGGTCAAAGTATCTTAATCTTCAAGATGAGAATCAACATGAACTATATACATACGCTAAACGTAATCCTAAAAACACAGTAATTCTTAGAGATGCAACAACTGGAGCTTTAAGATCTATTCGTAGAAGATCATCTAACGGACATTAGAAAATAACACTTGACATTACCTCTATATTATAGTATAATATACATATGAAAAAATATAAAGAACAGAAAGATGAATGGGGCTTGGAAGATACTAACTTCAAACCAAAACGTAAAAATAAGAATTCCCAGAAAATCAAAAGAACTAAACCCAGAAAATCTAAATCTTGGGAGCAGTAGCACGAAGTAAACTAAGTTGTAAGTATATATATAACTATATCATTAATATATAATTAGGAGTTTTACCTTGAATTTGACTGAGCAATCATTAAAGTTACTTAAAGACTATTATATGAAGGAGTACGAAAAGACTCCAGAAGAAGCATTTAAACGAACAGCTTATGCTTTCTGTAATGATGATTATGAACTAGCAGAACGTATATATTCATATATACTAAAGAACTGGTTTATGTTCTCATCACCAATCCTATCCAATGCACCACGAAAAGATGAAAAGGTAAGAGGTCTTCCTATCTCTTGCTTTCTTGGATATGTACCTGATACACTAGAAGGACTTATTGACCATACATCAGAACTAAGATGGCTATCTGTTAAAGGTGGTGGTGTAGGTGGTCATTGGTCTGATGTACGATCTGTATCTAACATAGCACCTGGCCCTATACCATTCCTTCATACAGTTGATGCTGATATGACTGCGTATAAACAAGGTGTAACTCGTAAAGGATCTTATGCAGCCTACATGGATATCTCACATCCTGATATCCTAGAATTTATGTCCCTAAGAATCCCTACAGGTGATGTTAATAGAAAGTGTCTTAATCTTCATCATGGTGTTAATGTACCTGATGAGTTTATGGAAGCAGTTGAGCAAGGCTTACCGTGGAACTTAGTTGATCCTAAAACACAGAAAGTATCAGAAACTGTAATGGCACGTGAACTATGGGAAACCCTACTAGAAACTCGTTATCGTACAGGTGAACCTTATATCTATTTCATTGATAAAGCAAACGAGGCTTATCCACAAACACAAAAAGATAAAGGTTTATTCTCTAGGGGTTCTAATCTTTGTATTGAGATTACATTACCAACGAATGAAGAAAGAACTGCTGTATGTTGTTTATCATCATTAAACCTAGAGATGTATGATGAATGGAAAGAGTCATCTCTAGTAGAAGATCTTACTGTATTCCTTGATAATGTACTTGAGTACTTTATTGACAATGCACCTAATGAGATATCTAAAGCTAAGTTCTCTGCGTCACAGGAAAGAAGTATTGGTATAGGAGCAATGGGTTGGCATAATCTATTAATGAAGAACTCTATACCATTTGAATCACAAGCTGCAGCGGAATTAAATGAAGAAGTATTCTCACTTATTAAAGAACGTGCTGTATCTATGTCATTAACATTAGGTGATGAACGTGGGGAATGTCCTGATATGAAAGGTACAGGTAGACGTAATGCTAATCTATTAGCTATTGCTCCTAATGCCAATTCATCTAGTATTGCAGGAACATCACCATCTGTTGAACCTATTAAGGCAAATGCTTTTGTACATAGAACCCGAGCAGGTTCCCATTTAATTAAGAATAGACATCTCTCAGAACTATTAGATGGATATGGACAAGATACTGATGAAGTATGGAATTCTATTATCGCTAATAATGGTTCTGTTAATCATTTAGATTTCTTATCTACACATGAAAAGAATGTATTCAAGACTGCTATTGAAATTGATCAGAATGCCATTGTTCGTTTAGGTGGTCAGCGGGCCAAATATATCTGTCAGTCACAATCACTTAATGTATTCTTTCCAGCAGGTGTAGATAAGAAGTACTTACATGATGTACATTTTAACGCATGGAGACAAGGTAATAAATCCCTTTATTATCTAAGAACAGAAACATCTAATAAAGCAGAAACATTATCAGATAAGATTGAACAAAAGACAATGAAAGATTATTCAGAAACACCATCTGGTCAAGATTTATTAGCTGGTGTATCAGGTGAGTTTGCTGCTTCACAAGATGATTGTGCATCCTGTCAAGGGTAGTATGAAAGTAGTAATAAATAATTGTGAAGGTGGTTTCTTTCTATCTAAAAAGGCAACGGATATATTGGGTATGTCCCATGCAGCCTCTGAGTGGTGGGAAAGATATGGGGACAGACACGACCCTAAATTAGTTAGAGTTGTCGAAGAACTAGGATCAACAGCCTCTCACACAATAGAATGGGCGGCCTTTACTATAAAATCTAATCTGGTAGTGAAAGAAATTCCCGACGATTCTACTTATCTAATAGACTCTATAAAGGGTAAAGAAACAGTAGTTGTTACATCTCAACATCCTGTTATTTGCCCAGAGAGTCCTTATTCTAAATCCTTATGGAAACATTACTTTGGCTAAAATATTATTAATTCTACTACTCTATTCATCAGTTGCATTTTCTGATGAAATAGTGTATAATAAAGGTATAAAACCAAACGGAATGGAAGAGTTTGCTTATTGGGGACTAACAGCTAGATGGTTTAAAGGTGAAGAAGAGGACCGTGTTACAAAACTATGCTTTTTTTATATGAGACGTTTTGTAACTTGTACTGATATTCCATTAATATAATAATACAAAATAATGACAATAAACATTAACAATTTAGTAGAAGTAAGTTATGATAGCCATGCATCTCAATATTATGCCTATCAACTTCCTGATACAATCACTAATGATACAAGTATACTGTTTTATTTCCATGGTGGTGGTTGGAAAATAGGTAACTCTAACATGATAGAGAAATACATTAATAATATTGTGGATGACAATACAATATTTGTCAGTGTAGAATATAGACAGACAGGTGAGCCTACACTTACCCACCCTTATAACTCATCAGATATAAAGCAACAAGATATTATAGATGATGCTATTGATGCTATTAATCATGCTACAACTCTAGCATCTTCTGTGTTAATATCAACTGATAACCTTACTCTTTCAGGTTCATCAGCGGGTGCATGGATTGTTGCAAACATTATAAGTCAGTCCTCTGAAATAAACGAATACAGTTCAATTAATCAAGCGATCTTATTTTCCGGAGACTATAATGCGGATCCTTATTTTGAGATAACTGAAGGGGACTATGAGTGGGTTAATGATCCTACTTTATTTAATTGGTATAACAATTGGGTAGGTGGTATAGATGGTGCTATTAATGCTATAGATAATGTCACATCCATTTCAGATGACATTGACATTGATATTTTCCATGGTGGAATGGACACTCTTACTATTCCATCCCAAGCTAATGATTTTGTTGATGCACTTAACCTTAACGGTAATAATGTTAATTACACAGTCTTTTCTGAATCAGGACATAGTCTTCATGAGTTATATATAAACGAGGAAAGTAAAGATGCTTTTGAAGCACTTGTTACTGTTGTGGGTAGAGACACAGACATAATCACTCAATACTTTGATGAAGCTATTATTCTAGATAGAGATTATAAAACTGTTTCTAAAGATATTTTTGATTGGGTTGAAGAAAGTAGTTGGACTGATTCTTATTATGGTGATTCTAGTCAAAAGACCTTTGTTGAGAATGTATGGTACAATTTTTCGGGGTATGAAGGATCGACTGAGATTATAGACTATTATGTAAACCTACTTAATACAAATACCGCAACAAGGGCATCTCTTCTTCGATTAGCATCAGAGACTGTAGAAATTGATAATTATATTGTAGACAACTCAGCATTAATAATTGGTATATACGAGTCTAACATAGATTTATTTTAATTAATTGGGCCTGTAACTCAGTTGGTTAGAGTAGCGTCCTCATAAGACGAAGGTCGTAGGTTCGAGTCCTACCAGGCCCACCAAATAACAATAGGAGATATAGATTGAACTACAAACGTAAAAAATCTAAACGTAACGTAAGATGTTGTCTTTGTACTGAGCTAAGATGGATGGGTAATACAAACGGAAGACGGAGACATTCAGATTCAAAGAATATGGGTATGATGAGCCGAAAACGTATTGAGAATATACGTCACAAACCGTCAGATGCAGATTTAAACCAATAGGAGAAAAGATATGAAATGGATATTAAGAATAGGATTAACCTTTAGTTTAGCAGTAGTGATAGGATTATTAACTTTATTACCTCATGTACTTGGTAATAAAGTATTTACTGATTCTGAAGTAAATCAGATAGAAACTATTATAAATGAATATAACTGATTCAGCAAAAAAGCAATTTAAGGAAATTGGTGGCATTATACGATATTCTTTAAATGGGGGTGGGTGTTCTGGTCTTATAGGTAAATGGGATGTTGTAGATCATATTAATCATGATGAGGATATTATAATATGGAGGTCATGCCCCGCAGGTACTATGGGTGGTGAAGCGGCAGAGCAGGAAGATTGCCCTGCCTTATTTGTTATAGATAGTTTTACTATTGAGCATATGGATGGGGCTACAGTAGATTATACAGGAGGTCCTTTTTCTCCTGCATTTAAAGTATTCATACCTGATAAAGCATCATGTGGTTGTGGTGAATCCTTTGTGTTATGATTCTAATAGAACTAAAACAATATATAAGACAACATAATACTGTTGCATTAATTGATTTAGTTAATCACTTCCATATTGAGTCATCAGTTATAGAGGGGATGTTGGATAAATGGGTATCTAAAGGCTCATTAGAGATAGTAGATAATATAAAGGGTTGTGGTACATCATGTTGTAAATGTGATGAAAGATTAATTAAATTTTATAAATGGAGAAGAAATGATAAATCGTGAAATAGTAGGATGGGTATTAGCCCTATTCTGGTTTATATTTTCATGTTGGTTACTAATACAACCACTAGATACATGGGCGGCAGACGATACAATTCGTGGGGATCAGGTAGCAACTAAAGAACATGGTTCAACACATGGTTGGGTGTATAATAACAAAACTCAAATACTTCAATTCTGTATGCAGGTAGCTGGTGAACAGTATGATGCTATGGCTGAAGTACTTTGTATCGCCTATCCTAAAAAGGTAAAACCTATATCAGAGTATGATTCGTTTTTCTTAGATGGAGGTTCTAAAAACTTTGATCCAGAGTCAGAGTTGAGAGGTATACCTAAATATATTCCTGCAGAGAAGTGAAAAATATTCCAGTAAAGAAGATAATAAAGCTAATAATATGTGTTAGCCTTTATTGGTCATTTCTTTTCCTCTCTCTTTTATTGTATATGGAGTAAAATTATGAGTAACATATTCTGTCAGTCTGATTTATGGAAAATTGAATTAATTGACCCCGGACTAGCACCTAACCCTTTTTTACAGAAAAATAGAAACAAGTATGGTTTCTTTGATAAAGTTGCACCTATCTATATGCCCTTAGCTGTATATTATGGTACTGATAATGTTAATGAATGTTTACCACAAGGTACATTGCTGGAATGGAGAGATAAATGTATTAGTATGTTTGAAAGTCGCTTACAGTACAATGGATATATAAAGTTATATAATAACATGAAAGAGGATATAAATTGAAAATAGAATTATACTCAAAAATAAATTGTACGTTCTGTGATATGGCCAAAGCGTGGTTTAATAGGCATAATGTAAGATATGAAGTAAAGGATATTGGAAAAGATCCCTCATATATGGATGATTTGATTAATATGAGAGCTCGAAGTGTTCCTCAGATTGTTGTTGACGGAAAGCATCTAGGTAATTATGATACCTTAATGGCCAATAAAGAAATGTTTCTTTTTGAAAAGGCTGTCACAATGACAACTCCATCAGAATCTTATAAACCATTTAGATATCCATGGGCAGTAGAGTTAACTAAAAGACATGAGCAAGCACATTGGATTGAAGATGAGATTGATTTATCTGATGATGTGTCTGATTGGAAATCCCCTGATAAATTAACACAAGAAGAAAAGAGTTATATTATCCAGGTACTTAGACTATTTACACAATCAGATGTAGCTGTAGGTCAAAACTATTACGATTTCTTTATTCCTAAGTTAAAGAACAATGAGATTCGTAATATGTTAGGATCATTCGCATCAAGAGAAGGTGTACATCAAAGAGCATATGCCTTATTGAATGATACATTAGGATTACCTGAATCTGAGTTTCATGCATTCTTAGAGTATAAAGAAATGGCTGATAAAGTTGAATTCATGAGAGATAATGACAACTCTAATTATTCCAATCTTGCACTTGCTGTTGCTAAGTCTGTATTCTCTGAAGGTATATCACTCTTTGCATCATTTGTAATGCTACTAAACTTTCAAAGATTCGGTAAGATGAAAGGGATGTGTAAAGTAGTAGAATGGTCTATAAGAGATGAAACAATGCACGTTGATGGTATGACTCAAATCTTTAGAGGGTTTTGTGAAGAACACCCAAGAGTAGTAACTGATGATTTCAAACGTGAGATTTATACTATGTTAAGACAAGTAGTAGATCTAGAAGATCGGTTCATCGACTTAGCTTATAATGGTGATATTTCTAATGATTTTAGTGTTACTATGGCAGGTCTACAAAAAGAAGATGTTAAGTTATATATTAGACATATTGCTGATCGTAGACTATTACAGCTTGGATTAAAGCCTAACTTTGAAGTAAAAGATAATCCATTACCATGGTTAGATTGGGTATTAAATGCCCCTGACCATACTAACTTCTTTGAGAATCGTGTTACGGAATATGAAGTAGGTGGGCTTAAAGGGGCTTGGGGAGAGGTATATGCTTCATAACGATCCTGAGTCTGAATTTGATATGCATTGCCCTGATTGTAATATAGAGTTTGGTGTGCTGTATTCTGAAGTGTATGAAGAGAACAATGTGTTACCATCATATTGCCCATTCTGCTCAGGTAAAGTAGATATAATAAATAATGGATTAGATGATGATAATGAAGGAGATTATTAATGATAAAGAATCTACACCAGAGATTGGGGAGAAGGATAACACCATTAAAGATGAGACTGAGGAAGAGTGTAGGGAATGGATATATGAAGACAAGATTTACAACTTACCGGAGGGCTGTACTAGCAAGACAATGTACGGGTTCGTATATCAGATACAGGACAGAACAAGTGGCAAAAAGTACATTGGCAAAAAATTCTTCTGGGCCCGAAAAACCCGACAAGTTAAAGGTAAAAAGAAAAAGTACTTGGGTGAGTCGGACTGGAGGGGATATTATGGATCTTCTGAGAGGCTATTATTAGAAGTAAACAAAGATAAAGGTAGATTCAAAAGAGAGATATTAAGACTATGTAAGACTAAGTCTGAATGTGCTTACTTTGAAGCTAAGTTACAGTTTGAACATGATGTGTTACTTTCAGATGAATATTATAATGATTGGATAATGGTGAAAGTTAGAGCCGCTCATTTAAAAAAACTTAAAGAAACACTTGACATTAACTCAAAAATGTAGTATAATATAGGATATATAATGATAAATGTAACAATTGAGATTCCGATGGAGTCGGACCCAGTTAAATATGAAGTAGATGATATAACAGGTGAGTTATATCTAGATCGTTTCCTAGATACTGCAATGTATTATCCATGTAATTATGGATTTATCCCTGATACTAAAGCAGCGGATGGAGACCCAATTGATGTTTTAGTTATTACACCGTACCCTTTAATATCTGGATGTATAGCTAAGTGTAAAGTATTAGGTGTACTAGAAATGGAAGATGAAGAGGGTATTGATAATAAGATATTAGCAGTTCCTAATGATAGGTTATATCAGAAATGGTATGATATTGAGGATGTGCCACAAAGAACATTAAATCAAATTCTCCATTTTTTTCAGCATTATAAAGATCTAGAACCTAATAGATGGGCTAAAGTATATGGTTGGAAGTGTGCTACTAAAGCAAGAGAGATAATAGAAAAATCATGTATTAAATGTGAGAGTAAATAATGATAATTATAGATTATAATGGTATAGCAGTAGGTAATGTAATAACACAACGATTAGATCTGCAAGAGGATTTAATCAGACATATGATTCTTAATACAATTCGTATGTATAATGTAAAGTTCAAGGATAATTATGGACCAGAGGTAGTTATAGCACTTGAAGGTGGGTCATGGAGAAAGGACTACTTCCCTCAATATAAAGCTAATCGTAAGAAGAGTAGGGATAAGGATACAATGGATTGGAATAAGTTGTATGAAATTATTAATAAGGTTACTGATGAGATTAAAGAGAACTTCCCGTACAAAGTTATTAAAGTTGATAAAGCTGAAGCGGATGATATTATTGGAGTCTTATGTGCTGAAACTCAAGAGTTTGGTAAACATGATAAGGTAATGATTGTATCAGCAGATAAAGACTTTATTCAACTTCAAGAAGGTACTACTAATATCCAACAATATTCTCCTATGACAAAGAAGTTTATTACAGGTTCTTCACCCGATTATCTATTTGAGCATATATGTAAGGGGGACACATCTGATGGAGTACCTAATATCTTATCAGGTGATAACTTCTTAGTTGATGGTATTAGACAAAAACCAATGACTAAGAAAAAGATTGCAGCCTGGTTAGATCATTTTACAGAAATGCCTGTAGAGGTACAACGTAACTATTATCGTAATAGAAGGTTAATTGATCTTTCGTATGTACCAGAAGAGATAAAGGAAAGTATTATAAGTAAATATGATAGCACAAAGATTGCATCTAGATCAAAGATATTAAACTATCTAATTAAGAATAGATGTAAAATGTTAATGGATTGTATACAAGATTTTTAAAGAGGATATAGAATGAGTGAAAATTATAAGCATATGTTTGAACTACTTGAGGCTGTAGGAAAAACAAAAACAGCTAAAGCCAAAGCAGCATTACTTAAAGCTAATGATTGTTTAGGTATTAGGGATATATTAAAGGGTTCGTTTGATCCTACTTTAACATTTAATTGGATACCTAAAGGGGATATACCATATTCCCCTCGTTCTGTTAATGCCGTAACAGAATCATTATTTAATAAAACATCAACATTTAAATACCTTGTTGATGAGGGTGCAGGTGAAAGTCTAGCTATTGTTAAGAAAGAACGAATGTTTATTGATTTATTAGAGTCTATACACCCTAAAGACGCTGAATTAGTTATTATAATGAAAGATAAAGCATTAAAGGGTAAGTATAAAGGATTAACTGTTAAACTTTGTAACTCAGTATGGGGAGGACTTATCACCGAATAGTATTATATTATGATTCCTATAACAATCTTAAAGGTATCAAATGGCAATTATAAGTATGCATCAACTTCAACGAATTAAGAAGTATCACAAAGATATTAAACATCAAGTCTTTAGATTAGAGAAAGAAGGAAACTCTAAATTAGCATACCGTGTAAAATGTAAGTACGATTATTTAACCGATCAAATAGAACAAATGGAGTATGATTAATTAATGCCAACATATGAATACAGCTGCTCTAATTGTAATGTAACTTTTGAAAAGTTTAGTACAATTTCGCAGAGAAATAAACCGATAGATGATCCTTGTCCTGATTGTAAAGTACAGGGATTTGTTAAGCAGGTGATTGGAGCACCTAAAATAGTATATGAAACTGGTGATGTTATATCACGTACTGATGATGGATTTAAAGAAGTATTATCGAAAATCAATGCAGGAGCCTCACAACGAGGTAATACTATAACAACAAAATAAGGAAATAAGGATTGGCTACTAGCTTAAAGATTAGATATGATGATTTAACAACACTTGATGCATTATCTGATAAACAAACGGAAGCTATACAGAAATGGAAGTCTAATGATAACTTAATATTATCCGGATCTGCTGGTACAGGGAAAACATACCTTGCTCTACATTTAGCATTATCAGAAGTTCTTGATAAGTCTACACGATATGATAAGGTCATTATAGTTAGGTCAATTGTAAGTACAAGGGATATTGGATTTTTGCCCGGAACAGAAGAAGAAAAGAAAGAAGTCTATGCACTACCATATAAAAGTCTATGCACTGAAATGTTTAAAGATATACATGATGCATGGAATATACTTTTACATATAGGGAAGATAGAGTTTCTTTCAACTTCTTTTGTTCGTGGGCAAACTTTCAATAATGCTATTTTAGTTATAGATGAATCACAGAACTGTAACTTCCATGAACTCGATTCTGTTATAACACGCATAGGTAAGAATTGTAGATTCATTATGTGTGGTGATTATTATCAATCAGATCTACATAAGAAAACAGAAAGACAAGGAGTTAGAAACTTTATAGATATATTAGAAACCTTAAAGGGGTTTAGGATTATTGAATTTACTTGGGCAGACATTGTTAGATCAGATATTGTTAGAGATTATATCTGTTCTAAGGAGCATTTAGGATATTGATATTATGAAAAGATATAAGAATTTTAAGCATTTGAATATACCACTAGGTTATGATGACCTTAATGTAACATACAAAGATGGTACTAGGTTATATGAAACACCAAATCATGAAACGTTTCCATCTGTAACATCAGTACTTTCTATCTTATCGAAGGACTCTATTGAAAAATGGAGAAAGAGAGTAGGTAACGATAAAGCAAATAGGATTTCATATAAAGCATCCACTAGAGGAACCGCTGTGCATGAAATCATTGAGAAGTATATTGATAATGATAAAGAATACTCTGATGGGTTCTTACCTAATATACATGATAACTTCATATCAGTTAGATCTGTTATCGATAGATACATTGATAACGTATTATGTCAAGAAGGAGCACTCTATTCAACTCATTTAGGTTTAGCAGGTAGAGTAGATTGTATTGCTGAATGGGACGGTAAAGTATCTATTATTGATTTCAAGACATCAGCTAGGTTAAAGAAGAGAGAATGGTGTGAAGGTTATTTTATACAAGAAGCTGCATATGCTATTATGTTTGAAGAGCGTACTGGTATTCCTGTAGAGCAATTAGTAACACTAATAGCAGTAGATAATGAAGAACCACAAATCTTTATTGAACAACGTGATAACTGGACATCTAAACTAATTGAAACAATAGGATTATATAATGAAACAGAAAGTACTTAACTTATTAAAACAACAAAGAAAACTAAACACTATCATTAACCCTACATGGGAAAACGATAGGTCTAGACAAGACTTTATCAGAGCAATGATTGTTGAGTCAGGTGAACTATTAGAACATACTGATTACAAATGGTGGAAGCATGGTACTGTAGATATTGAGCAATCAAGAATGGAAATTGTTGATCTTTGGTTTTTCTATTTTTCATTAGTACTATTAGATCCTGCTACATTACCCTCTAATATGAGGGAGGATAAACTAGAATATTTCGCTCAGATGGTTAAAGATCATTCAGGTCTTGATAAGAGTACATCTAATTGGGATACAGAGAAAGTACAACAAAGAACGTTATATTTTGTTCATTCTTGTTCCCAGATGACCCCCAATTTATTATCAACTATGTACGAGTTGTCAGAACTTACATTAGCAGCTGGTATGACATTTAATAAGCTGTATCATATGTATATGGGTAAGTTGATACTTAATATCTTTAGACAAGAGCATGGTTATAAAGAAGGAACTTATCGTAAACAATGGTATACATCCTGTACAAATACTTCTAACGGTGAATCTACAACATATACAGCACAATCAACCTTAGAAGATAATCAAGTATTAACTGCGATTATGAAACGAGAATCAGACCCTACATTAATTAAGGAAGCATT